TATGTAGTTTCTCTAAATATCTCATCCTTCCATCCCCTTTGCCGCAAAGGCGGCTAATCTAATTGCTTCCCTTGCACTTGCTGTAATGGATGCCGCTAAATCAACATTAGCCCAACCGAATCCTTGAAAAGCGACGATGCCATAAAAAGACGCCATCAATCGCTTTACAGCCATTTGATTGTTATACCACTTTTGGTATTCATTAGAACCATCCTTTCTTGCCTTGTGCATCAAAGCCTTGTAGTGGTCCCTAAGTTCCTTTAATTCTAAGACTGCTTTAGGTAAAAGGCCCAACTCATCAGTTTTGAAGTACCTCATATCCACAGACTTGACTTCACTAAAATCTCTTGGAATGGCAATGTTGACTCCGAGTTCTGTGACTTCACTTGTAATAGTTTCCCAAGAGATATTTCTTGCCACCATCATAGATGGGTATAGTTGTGCAAAGTCAAATGCCGCTACAAAGGTGTGCATACCATTAGTTCCTTCACTAAGAGGGTCATAAATCATAGCCCCTTCATATTCCTTTCTTTCAATATCTCTATTTCCGGTCGGGGCTTTCCACCAAGCGTTTCGCATGAAATAGATTGATGCCATGTGGGAGGCATAGAAGCAAGCACCGAATGGTGCTTTCAGTAGCCTTTGTAAGGAAATAATTGCTTCGCTACAGAAATTCTTCTCATCAATTCTTTTGATTAACTCAACATCTACAAGAGCGTATTCTAAATACACTTCCGTATCTTCAAGCCATGCTCTCCTAAAGAACTCGTTTTTATCGGTGAACTTGCTTTCCTTTACTTTGCCTTCCTCAAAGAGAAGTTGGGAAACATACTCTAATGATAATGAAGGCAATGTTCCTCTTTGTGAATCATTCCATTGTCTTTCAAATGCAAGGTCAAGAGATAGAGTAATCCTTCCCCCAATAGGCTGTTCTATAGGCGAGAAGCCCTTTTCTCCATAAGCAAAAGAATAGCCTTCTTTAGTTTTCTTTACTCCCTTAACTGATGCAATAGGTGACATTATTTTTGGATTAAGACCAACAGCACACGCTCGCTTGATAAGATGGGGAATATCGAATCTTTGGCCAAACCAAGCAATCAACATATCGGGGTCTTTTACAACCATAGTTGTCATGAAGTTCTCAATCATATCTTTTTCAGAATTAAAGACAGACATATGAGCAACTTCTTTTGTAGACATTTTAAATCCATTATACGGGTCTTGGTTAGGAAACCATACCCATTGATAGTATTGCTTATCGTAGTTATCATACACTACAATAGTTGTAATACAATCATGGTATTCTCCACCTTGTTGCCATTCCATATCCCAATACCACTTACGCATATTGTATTCGGGCATGTTTTCTATAGAATCAACAGCATGCCTAAAGTGCAAAGGAACATCTGCTTCATAGGTTTTTTTGAAGAGCCTCCTTGCCTTGCTAATATCAAAAGCAGTTTCAACATATACCTTCTTCAAAGGCTCGTTGTCTAAATTATAGAACTCTCCACTCTCATATTCAAACTCTCTCTCAATGTATTTTGAGGCAGAATAGGTTGGTATTTCCTTGTGGCTTTCCTTTACAAAGAAGTAAGGGCGACATTCTACAGTTTCTATGTGCTTAGTTTCCCCTACCCTGTGCGAAACAAAGATACTTTTCCCATCATCACATCTGCTAATAATCATCAATTACCACCCACATGAGGGGCCTTTAATAGTAGTCTATCATCTGCCACTATGAGTAGTGGAAACTCATCCCGAACATAAAAGTTCAACAGTTGTTCTTTGCCAAAGAAAGAATATAATGGCGAACTAAAATCAAGTGTTGCTGGCTCCCCTATTGCAAATACCGGAGTAATAGTTTCCCGATAATTGTTAGTGCGGTTCATTCTGGTTGAAAAGGTGGGAACAAGATTTACAAAATTTAGATTGTATATTCCCGACTTTACAAGTTCACAGTTTTTAATACAGTTTTGGAACTGATTCGATGTTAAGGTAAATGCTCCCTCATACTGTTTATTTGAGAAGTGAAACAGGGTTTGAGGTGCTGGCTCATACATAATATGAGACACCATTCCGGAAAGACGAATTAGGCCTTGTTGGGAAGGGTGCTCAATTAGTTGTGGTACAGAAGCGGTTCTTGAATTAGCATCACCACTACTGCCTCGTAGAGTAATGTACTCATCAACATGCACTGACACACTTTCATCAAAAGATTTCAAGTATGGTAAAAGGTAATTAGAATCACCAACAAATCTACCTACCGTGCCTTCTGTAATAGGTAGTTTGATTTGTACCAAAAATGTGGCATCTCCATTATAGAGAACAAGTTCTCTTTCTCCTGTAATTTCTGCTAAGAAAGAAGAACCGAAGTTTCCAGAAGAAAATCCCCTGTTAGTTAGGTTTCTTCCTTTTACTTGTAATTGTTCTAATGCTTCTTTAAATTGTTTTGCTCTTATTGTAAATTCCATTTTTATTCCTCATTATTTTTATTCAAACTCCACTTTTACGAAGTTCGGGAATGCCTTGCCAAGACACACTCCCTTTAGCCACTGTTAGGGTTTCCCAAGACTTACCAACAAGTTCAGTATTGGTTTTACTGCTCAATAGTTCTGCCTTGTAGACTACATCTCCTTTCTTCAAAGTCCTTCGAGTGGAAATAATTTGGTGGAGATAATCTCCCCAATTGTGCCAGTTAGGTTTAGAACCGATAACTTCTCCAGTTGCACCGTAGTCTGCCTTTGAATGGGTGATATACACTTGGTCACAGTTTAGATTTTTGCACATCATAAGCAAAGAATAGTACGGGGCGTTTCTTTTACCCCATTCGAACTTCATCTTTTGAGGCTTACCAATCTTGGAAGAGCCAGTCACATGGAGCGTACAGCAGTCAAGCCACTTATCTACACCATCGAAGACAAAGAGAACATTCTCTCCTTTAGCAATCTTTTCTTTGACAAACAAAACAAAGTCTTCGGAGTTTGCCTCCGACTTTTGAATATCAAGTTCGCCATTGTGGTTTCTAACTTCGGGATTCCAAAGAGTAATCCTATCAGTCATTTCGTGGTTTTGTCTCCATGTAGGTTCGCAACCATCATCCCAATCTAAAACATAGATTTGCTTATCGGGGAAATCTAAAGCAAGGCCGCTTTTTACAGTCTTAGGCTCTCCCCAAATACCGCAAATTAGACGGTTGCTTCTTCCTAACCTCTCATTCGTTTGCTTTTCCAATTTATCAACAAAGGCCGCTACTCTTGCGTTTCCCCTTGCTTCTTCACTCGCCGCTTGCTTGCTCTTATTATTCGTTAATCCCATTTGATTCACCTTTTATTTGTTTCCATTTTTGCTTTAATTCTTTCAACTCTTCCTTAGTATCAAGGAAAACTCTCACATCTTTACTCCCAATATGGAGTTTGACGAAGTATGTGTAATCTTCGTAGTTCTGTTTGTAAGATAAAAAGTCTACTTTGGTCAAATCAACAGACCACTTATTATTTTCCTTAAACATTTCATCCATGCTTAAGGCAGGTCTTTCTGATATTGGTCCCGAAGTTTTCCATTCAGCCCACTTGTTTTTTAATTCGTCTAAATTCTTCTTATCCATTCTTTGAACAATGTGCTTGCTTTCAATATGGAGTTTAACATTCCAAAGAACACCTTCATGGTGCTCCCATGAAATATGGTTCACATTGTCTAAGTGGGTTAAGGCCCATTTAGTTTCAAATATTCCGTTTTCTATTTTAATCATTTTAATCACTTAAGGTATAGGCTTCGCACCTATTCGAGCGTCAATTGTTTCCACAAGTTCACACTTACACTTGGACATGCTATTCCCAATATGAATTCTGTAATGTCGCCAACACATCATACCGCAACGAATCTGGCCAGATACGGCCTACGACATTTCTACGGGGGAATAGTCGGAATCTCAATCAAAACCAGTCAAAGTTTTCCTCCACTGGTTGTGTCGATTCAACAGATGAGCCATGCTTAAGAGTGCATAAGATACCCGTTGCATTGATTGTCACCGGCTCAACCTCTCCATCAACTGTTCTTTGGCTTGTTCTTCCTACAACGATAACAGATGAACCGATGCCGAACCCTAAATCAATGTGAGAAGGAATCCAGCAAGTCACCATACCGGAATCATTTTCATAATCCAACTCGGCTTCCAAGTCAGTAATGTTAATGATTCTGTTGCCATTCTTTGTAGCAGTCATATTCATGTTGCACACTGTTCCATCTGTAATGATGAATCTTTCCTTAGAAGGAAGTGCTTGTCTCTTGATATGTGCTCGGTCTAACTCAATCAAAGGAGTCAAGTGAGAATCAAACGACTCTCGTAGACAATCTTCAAAGTTAAAGTCGCTCATGTTTCGGTAAGCATCTGCTTCGGGGTCTATTTCGGAATTAATCTGTAGGCTCTTGATAGTCACATCACTTGCTCCGTAAATATCAGTTCCGTTAGAACCTGCGATACATAGGAAGTGTACCCATTCAAAGGTATTTGGTTGGAAATCAATTCCGCCTTGATTTTTGTAAGAGAAGTAATACATCTGATTATCTTCTCCATTCACTGAACCGTAGAAAATACCGGCTCTACGGAATTGCTCCTTTGGAAGGGGCTTGCCGTAGTTCTTGTTCTTTCCACCATTCATGTAAGTGGCAGTAGAGTCCAAAGGAATGTAGACTCTTCCATCTTCAAGAGTTTCTGCTCCATTGGGAAGTTCATCTACAACCTTCTCTTGGTATTCTCCGTCAAAGTATCGGGAAACCGACCACTTGCCGATAGCATTCTCATTAGCGACTGCAACAATTCCCTTTTCAAGAGCACCGTCTTCATCACGCAAGAACTCTTCCTTGGCCTTTGTGCGGTTCCAGTTCATCATGTCTCTTGGGGCTTCAAGTGCAACAAAGAAGCCAAATGCTGGCTTGTAGAAGGTGTCTCCTCCACTCTTGCTTTCGTTTCCGCTCTTTTGGCTTCGCTTGACATTGGCAACATAATTGCGCCAAAGTCCCAATCCAATTGGGTTGGTCGTCTCCAAGTTGTTCTCTTGACAAAGTTCAGTGAACTTTGCCATTGCATCTTCTTGGGTAATTCCCAAGACTTCTGCACCATTTTCAATCTCTTTTTTCGTATTTTCATCCATGTTTTTCACCATTTATTTTTTTTGTTTTTTTGTTTTCACAACAATTGACCCACCATCCAAGATACAAGTACCTTGGGGGTCATGCTGTTGGAACGGTATTCGCTTTCTCCTATTGTTCTTAATAATTTGAATTTGAGGTTGCTATCTAATCCTTTAGAGGAGACAACAACATCATGTAGACCATTGCATATTTCTTTGATAGTTCTCCCTTTGTATAACAAGTCGTGAACATCACCAAGCACTGTTGTATTCTTCGCAGTTATCTTATTCAAGAGTTGAGTGTATTCGCTCAAACTAACTTCTACCTGCTTTCGCAGGGTAGAGTTGCTCGACTTCGCCGCTTGGATTTCTGTAATCGCCCTCCGCATGTCACCGTTCATGGTGTATAAAAAGCCGACTAAATCTTCATCCGAGAACCGTGTGACATTTTCCCTATTAAGAATGTCTTTCACCATGTTTAGCATATCATCATTTGATATGGCTGTAAAGCGATAATTAGCACACCGGCTTTGTAATGCAAAGATAATTTTGTTTTTATCATTACAAGTGATAATGAATCTTATATTGCTTGAATACCTTTCCATGATTCTTTTTAGTGCATTTTGAGCATCAGTGGTCATTCCATCCATTTCGTCTAATAAACAGATTCTAAAGGGCGCATCACCAATAG